TAGCCAGAGCTACAAATATAAAAGGGTTTGATGTAGTTGCAAATTCTCCTCCCATTCTATAGAGATTAAATTGTAAATTGGTTTTTGGTCTTATTCTAGTTGTGTGAGGTACATAACATTGTGTCATAAACCCACCATTGGATGTTCTGAGTGATTGTTGCAAATTATCATTATCCATTCCATCATCCCAGATTGTTCCGCCTATTACATTTCCTTGTTGTGTCACAGCACACATGGGTATATATGTTATTTTAAATAATAGTGGTCTATAATTTTGATAACCTGATGCTAATGCAGCTATTCTTGTTCCTTTCCAATATGCTGGATTTGCTGGTATCACTGTCATCACATTTGTGCTCTGTATTGGAGACGTTAAGTCATCAGGTATTGAATATATTAAATCTCTTCCTGTTACTCTTACTGAATTTCCATTTTGTCTTAACATACTAAATTTCTTTCTGAAGTTCTCTGCTGAAGCTGCTGCTATTTTTCTTCCTCTAATTACATTGGCTCTTTTCTTTCTATTATTTGGTAATCTGCCCTTGATTCGTGGTTTTCTCTTTCTAGTCTTGATTTTTGGTTTATTAATTTGTTTACTATTATTGTTTGCATTCATGATTTTAAAAATTTATTACGCCCACAAGGGTTTTTAGCTCTTCAGTATCAAATTCGGCATTAATTTGTTCATTTATATAATCTACTTCCTCTTTAGATCTTGCATCATATCTTTGATTCTCTCTAGCTTTAACATTTTCCCAATAATCACTGTATATTAAATTTTCAAATTTGCTTCTTGATTTTATTTCATACAATTCCATTAATAGTTTATTTATATCCATTTTACTTGTGAAATCTATAACTTTTTCATTTCTCCTTTTCTTTTTAGCTAACATCCTTTCATAAGTTTTAATTTTCTTCTCTGGTTCTTTTGAATATTTAAGTAATTGATAAGCGTGATCTCTACATGCTTGTGCCATTATTTCAAATTCCTCTATACCTGGGTAATTCATTTCATAATCAACTGCTTGTTGTATCAAATATTTAGCCTTATTTATATAGGACATAGATTTGGTTTTAATTGAGTACTGACTAATTGTATATAATTTGGCTGGGTTTCGTGTTAATGTAACTTTGGTTGAATCTAATTTATCTGTATACCATGATCTAAGTGAACAAAATTTGAATGAATCTGCTGCTCCTATATCTAAAAATTTACATATTTGTCCTAATTTGCCTACTCTAGTATCTAGTATTTTGAAATTTCCTTCTGGCTTACTTAAGAAATAAGTATCATATATCTGTCTTATTAAATCATTGTCTATTGATTCTTTATATAGTACTGAAAAATCATCACCTTTTGAAAATACTATGAAATCTTGACCATATTTTAATCCAAACTGTTCATTAGCATAACGATTATACATCGCCATTCTTATTGTATTAGCTAATGTTGTATCTGAATCTCCTGAAAATACTGTGCCCAGCACTTTGTAAGTCATATATGTATATTTATTGTTATTTTGTGTATATTTTACATCCATTGTTTTATAGTGTAAGTTACTTATAAGTTCAAATTCTTCTTTAGGTACATGATAAATTCTGTTCTTAATCCTATTGTATATATATCTATCTAATCCTTTTAATAGTACATCTTGTGAATTATCAAATGCTGATCCATCTCCTTCAACTACTTTTGTAAATCCTTGTTCTAAATATTTCATTATGTCTTGAGCCATTTCTGTTAGATTCTTTCCTCCGCAATATCCTTTCAGTTTCTGGGTGCATATTTCTTCTAATTGCCAACATACAGGTCCCATAGTATATTTAATTCTCTGAGGTATTGAGCACACCATTCGAGGTTTTCCATCTGCTGCTTGTAATTCTGCTTTTACTATTGCCTCATAATGTAAGTTAAGTACCTGTTTTTGTTTTCTAGCTGGTAAATCAAAGAATTTTTCTCTGTGGTGGTGGTAATTATCT